AGTTGGAAAGCACATAATGCATCCGGCCACACAATACGCGGTGAATGCCGTTGAGCAGACCATCGTCACAGGGCGATGGGAACGACTCGCCTGTCTTCGCCATCTGTACGATCTGGCCCGCGCTGGGCAGCTGCCCGCGCTGGTCGCAAAGCGAATCGAGAAAGCAACCGGCCGGCCGGTCCCACCGCGCGACCGGGAGTGGCAATGGATGTTCGATGAACAGCAGGCGAGCTTTGTTTCGATCGAATGGTTCAAGCAGCTGGTGCATGTGGAAGGTGCGCTGGCCGGGCAGCCGATCGAATTGATACCTGCACATGTGTTCGACATCTCCATGATCTTTGGGTGGGTCTCGAAAGCTGAAAGGCTCAAGCGCGGCAATGGACGTGAAACCGGCCTTCGCAGATTCAACCTGGTGTTTATTACCGAGGCACGTAAGAATGCCAAGACCACGCGCGGCGCCGGCATTGGACTGTATATGATGGTGGGGGATATGGAAATGAGTCCATCGGTGTACTGCACCGCAGTGGACCGTCAACAGGCGCGCGTGCTATATAACTATTCGGGATCGATGGGAGAAAAGAGCCGGGACATTCGTAAACGCCTGTACATTGGAAAATTTGAAATGAGGCATCGCACGCGCGGCGGGGAGATGAAAGCCTTCTCTGGAGAAGTCAAGAATAAGGATTCGTTCAATCCATCGTGCGCGTTCATTGACGAATATCATGCACATCCAACATCCAAATTATTTGATGTGATGTCCAATGCACAGGGACAGCGCGCGCAGTCGCTGATCTTCACGATCACCACCGCCGGCGACGACGTGGAGAGTCCGTGTCACCAGGAATACGAATACTGCAAGCTGATCGTCGAAGGGTCCGTCAGCGATAAAGACGACGCGACTAAAAACGAGCGTTATTTTGTGATGATCCGGGAAATGGATGAGCACGATGATGAGCACGATCCTCGCAACTGGATCAAGTCCAACCCACTGCGTGCCTCGACACCCAAAGGATTGGAGAGACTCAAACAGCAGCATGACACCGCCTTTGGCTCCCGGATCCCGGAGAAGATCCGCTCGTTCCGGATCAAGAACTTGAATATCTGGCAGCATGGAAATGAACACAGCTACATGGGCGATTACATGGTGGGCGAGGGCAGCCAGCAAAGCCAGTGGGACAAATGCGCGGTGTCGCGCGAAGCGTTCCTGCAGATGACGCGCGGACTCCTGTGCATCGTGGGTGCGGATCTTTCCAAGAAGATCGATCTCACCGCGCTCGCGTATGTCTTCGCACTTCCGAACGATCGGATCGGGATCACAGCTCACGGATTCATGCCAGAGGGCGCGGTCGATCGGCATCGAAAAACAGACAAGATCCCGTATCGCGATTGGGCGAAAGCGGGCTGGCTCACGATCACGGATGGCGACGTAACGGATTACCAAAGATTGATCGATCAAATTGAAGCCATCCAGGGAAAGCTGCTCGCCGATGAATTGACTGCGGATGATGAAAAAGAAAAAAAACGGGCAATGAGTAGATTGTTGAAGTATCATTACGCGGCGTTGAATGGCTGGCAGGTGCATGAATTCTGCTACGACCCCTATAATTCGACACATTTAAAAAACGAGCTGGACGCGCTGGGCTATACCACCGTCGAAGTGCGCCAGACAATGCCGAATCTCAATGAGCCCACGAAATTATTCCGCGAGGCGGTGGCCAGTGGAAAACTCGTGCATGATGGATCGCCATTACTCACTTGGTGCGTGGGCAACGCGCAGGAGATCGTCGATAGCAAGGAGAACATCATGATCTCAAAGAAGAACGCCGGCGACACCAAGCGCGTGGATCTGCTGGCTGCGGGCATCGATGGATTATTCCGCGTCCAGCCATTGCGCGAGCAGACCAGTTATCAGGAGTACGTGAATTCGGATGAGTTTGGACTATGACCAAAGATGAATTAAAGAATCTGCGCTATGGCGATCTCGTGCGATCTAAAGCGAGCGGAGCGAGCTACATCGTCACAGCGAATTATGGAGGCAGGGTTACCGCGGTCAGGACCGCTGATCTAACGAACCCGGATGAGTGGGAACTCGTTCAGAAAGCTCCAATCTATCCTGGAGAAAGCCAAATTGATATTGCTCGCCGGGCATTTGGCGATGAATAAAACCAATAGTGATGACATGACCAGCACAGAATTCAACCTCTCACCAGAAGCCCAAGCACAGCTTCAAGCAGCGTTGCGCAAGATGATCGATGCGTTCGATGAGATTCGCAAGGTCCTGGTCCCGATCATTCAGGAGTTCTTAGAGCGAGTCCGCAAGTTGGCAGAGCAGCTGGCCCGATTCTTTTTGAAAATGCAGCTGCTTGAATGGCGAGTGCCGCAGCCTCTCGCTGATTTTATTGCGGCGAAGATTCCCTGGCATTGGGCTTGGAAGATCGGCATGCGCTGGTTTCACAATAAGCTATCTGCCTTCGAGTAATCTTGACATCCACATCATTCGTCCTATAATCCTCATCGACATACGCTCTGGGCGCCCCCCTCGCTCCGGGCGTTTGTCGTTTAGAAGCGAACGGGGTGTATAATGCGAACCAATAACTGATTGCAGTCCTGGTATAGTCCGGGACGAATTGTCGGAGTGATGCGCCCGACGACTCTTTGAGAGTCGTCGGGCGTTTGCGTTTTCTGGAGAGTTCATGGAAGAACAAATGGTGCCTGGCGATTACACCGCGCTGCTGGATCTGAAAATCAGATCGCAGATGGACACACAATCGATGACGAATCAGGTGGGAGTTTATACGCGCGGTGTCCCTTTCACGGTCTATGAGGTGTACCCGGAGAAAAGCGGAATCGTCTGGGGCAGAGTGAGTTCGAACACCGGCAGCGGAACGTCTCGATATGTGGGGCTGCGGGTGACAAATCAAGCGAAGGCAAAGCTGGAGAAAGCCTTCGAACCCGAATCGAAATCAAGCGATAGCGGTTTGGCAGATGTGGCGGATGCGATCAATAACCTCGCCAGCGCGATCCGCGAAGCAACCCAAAGGTCATCGGAGTTGTGATGCAAATCATACAGAAACGATGAAGCAATATCTCGATGACATTTTCTACTGGCTGGGAGCCGCATTGATCACTATCGGCGCTTATTTTCTTTCCCCGGTCGCCGCTTTTGTTTCTGCCGGCATTTTTTGTCTGATATTCAGCTACCTGATCGGAAAGGCACAAGCGAATAAATGATCGTCACCGGTGCATTGACACCCAGCAAGCAAGCGGAGCAACCTGCCAAACTCGAAGGCGTTCCGGACCAGGGCGGCAGCTATTACGCGGGACGATCGCAGACAAAAGCCAGGCAGCCGGTCAGCCCGGAGCTGTCCAAGCGCGTGGCGGTGGTCTTCCGCTGTTCGAGCGGCATCAGTGATGATATCGCCAACATGCCGCTGCAGCAGTTCCAGCGCATGAACAGCAGGACCAACCAGGTCTCGCCGGATGTGAATGTGCGCAACATGGCGTACCTGCTTGAGATGGCGCCGAACCGTTGGATGACTCCCTTTGTTTTGAAGAAAACGTCGATGCTGTGGCTGCTCTTCTGGGGCAACGCGCTCATCTGGCAGCCGCCTCCGCCTGCGCAGCGCGAGTTATTCATTTTGCCAGCCAACGTGACCACGCCCAAGCTGGATCAGGGTGGTTATCTGTGGTACGAGGTCCGCTTCCCGAATGGCGACATAAAAAAAATTCCATCCGTCGAAGTGATGCACGTCATGATCAACTCAACAAATGGGATCTGGGGTAGATCTGTGTTGGAATACGCGCGCGAGACGGTGGGTCTGCGCATGGGGATGTCTGCCACGCAAAGCAACATCCAGGGCGGAGGCTTGAATCCATCGGCGTATGTGCAGGTCAACGCAACGCTCGATAAGACCGGGCGCGAGAAATACCGGGAAGCCTACTCGGAAGTCATGGCTGGGACCGAGAATGCCGGCAACCTGGTGGTGTTCGATAACAAGATTGTGAAGTTCGAACCGATCACCATGAAACTCACCGACGCGCAATTCCTGGAGAGCATGGATCACACCGACCTTGACCTGGCTAATTTTTTCAAGTACCCGGCATACAAGCTCAACATGGGGAAGGAAAGTTACGAGAGCAATGAGCAGCAGGATCTGGATTATCTAAAATCGACGCTCGACCCGCACCTGGTGCAGTGGGAACAGGCCGCGCGCTTGCGCTGGTTGCCGGAAGCTGAGCAGCAGAGCAATTATTTCAAATTCATCCGCGAGTCGATCCTGCGCACGAATGCCAAGAGCCGCGCCGAGCTGCATGAGATCCAGATCCGCTCCGGAACGCTCACACCCAACGAATCTATCTCCATCGACGATCGCAATGGATATCCGGATGGCGATAAACATTGGATGACGCGCAACAATGGCGAGATCGGAGTGCCAGAAAATGTCCCACAATAATCCGGATCCGGTCCCTACGCTTGGATCTGATTCTGCCATGGAAGAATCTCTGAGCCAGACCGGAGGACGAATCATGAGAACGTCTTATGTCCTGCAATCGTTTGTCGAAACGCCCTGGGCGATTCTGCCCTACAAGCTGGCCGTGTTGGAAGAGATCGTGGTCCGGCATGTGTCCGGTGAGAAGCTGGATGCGGACGAAATCCAGTCCCGCATTCATGGCGCCACGCGTCCGCCACAGCGCCAGGTGCAGAGCGTGGCAGTCTTGCCGCTCTTCGGCACGATCTTTCCCAGGGCCAACATGATGACGGATATATCTGGTGCCACGAGCGCGGACCGTTTTGGAGCTCAGTTCTCAGATCTGGTCAACGATCCGGATATCAGCGCGATCGTGTTGGATGTGGACAGCCCCGGCGGACAAGTGAATGGCATCGAAGAACTTTCGACCCAGATCTTCGAGGCGCGTGGAAAAAAAACAATTGTGGCTGTGGCGAATCACACCATGGCATCGGCAGCCTATTGGATCGGGACCGCTGCAGATGAGGTGGTGGTGACGCCATCCGGCGAGGTGGGATCGGTCGGTGTCTTCGCGGTGCATAAGGACATCAGTGCGGCCCTGGAACGCGAAGGCATCAAGGTGTCATTGATCAGTAAGGGGAAATACAAAGTGGAGGGGAACCCGTATGAGCCGCTGGCTGAAGAAGCGCGGGCGGCCATCGGTATGAGGGTGAGTGAAGCCTACGATGCATTTATCAATTCGGTTGCCCGCAACCGGGGAGCGAAAGCAGCCGATGTCCGGAACGGCTTTGGTGAGGGACGCGTCGTTGGCGCCCGTCAGGCTGTCGAGTTGGGGATGGCTGACCGAATAGGTACGTTGGAAGAAACGATCGGTCGTTTGTTCAATCTAAATATCCCGTCTGCTGAGCGTTCCAGCGATGCAGGGCAGACGGATATCAACCACGAGGCGCAGCGCCTGCGTGACTACGTTCAAGTCTATAAGTAAGGAGATTTTTATGCCAAACCTAAAGCCCTATTACGACGCCGCGCTGGCCGCGGACGCAGGTGTGAAGCAGATCCTGGCTGATATGGATGCTGCCTTCAACGATGGGACGGATGCAGGCAAAGAGAAGGCGCTTTCGCTGCGCCCCGCGCTGGACGAGGCAAAGACGAAAGCCGAAGGAGCCAATCAGTTGTATATCAGCATGCGGGATGCATCGCTGATCAACGACAGTGCGGCCTCTCTCTTCACAACGCCTTCCGATCCGGCCCAGGACGACCAGGACGATAAGAGTCCCAAGGTTATAAAGCGCGTTGATTACGATGCACTTCATCCCACCCAACGAGCCGCGTATCTCAAGAGCGGCGGAAAAGTCGAAGATTAGGTCTCGACCACGTGGTCGTTCCCTGATCTATTTTGAAACAGATAAGGAAAAAATATTATGGCATCTGCTAATACACTTACCGATATATTAGAGGTGATCTCCAATGCAGCGCAGAGTGTGACTCGTGAGCTGGTTGGATTTATCCCCGCTGTATATATCAACTCTGATGTGGAAAAAGTGGCAAAGGATCAGGTTATCTCCTATCCCGTCGTCGGAACCGCAACCCCAGCGCCCATCGTGCCCGCTGCCAGTCCTCCAGACGGAACCGGGAACACGATTACTAATGGCACGATGGCGATCACCCGATCTGAATCTGTTATTTTCCCGTGGAACGGTGATGAGCAAGCGAGCATCCGCGGAGTGTATAACTCGGTTCTGGAGAGACAATTTGCACAGGCCATGCGCGCCTTGTGCAATGAGATCGAGGTCGATCTATTCCTGGCTGCCAAGCGCAATGCTTCGCGGGCATATGGAACCCCGGGCACCACACCCTTCCCAACAGCGGGTAATTTCACAGATTTTGCTGAGACTGTAAAAATGCTCGATGACAATGGCACGCCATCGGGTGATCGACATTTGGTGCTCAATACCACGGCAGCCACGAAAATTCTTTCTGTGCAATCCTCTTTGTTCAAAGCGAACGAGGCAGGCAGTGATGACATGCTGCGCAACGGCGTTCTGGGCGAGGTGGAAGGGCTTCAAATGCACAAGTCAGCGAAGATCGTTTCGCACGTCAAGGGCACGGGCACGAATTATGTAGTCAACGGTTCGCACGCTGTAGGTGCGACTACTCTCGTGGCAAAGACCGGTTCTGGGACTGTGTTGTATGGGGATGTGCTGACGCTCGAAGATGACACCGTGAATAAGTACGTGGTCAACACCGGCATTGCCGCGCCAGGGTCCATCATTCTGGGTAAGCCCGGTTTGCGCCAGCTGCAGACCGATGGCAAGACCATCACCGTGGGGGCCAACTATTTGGGCAACTTCGCTTTTGACCGCAACGCCATCCACCTATTGACCCGCCTGCCATTGATGCCCGATGGCGGCGATCAAGCAGAAGATTCCACCGAGGTCACTGACTTGTTCAGCGGACTTTCGTTCCAGGTGAATCTCTATCGTGGATATCACCAGGTCGAGTACGAGGTTGGTATCGCCTGGGGCACGAAGGCTGTGAAGAGCGATGATATTGTGACGCTGCTTGGCTAGGAGTTCTCCATGACTACCGTGTTGATGCAAAAGCCCGGCGAGGCTGACATCCTGGTTGATTCGACCAACGTGACTCCGCATGAGGCTTTGGGGTGGCGCCGGGCGAAGATCTCAGTCAGCGCTGATGGTCAGTCGCTGATCGTCCCACGTGGGACGTATATCGATATCGTGGATGGTGCGCTAAAGCTCGATGGTGTGCAGATGGTCTCTTCCGCAGCGGAACTGAACGAGCTGAACACGAACCAGGATATGGTGGCAACGGTCCATTATTCGATCACGCCGGCGGCGGTCAGTGCTGTGTCTGTGATGGCCGCACAGAATTTAAGCGGCGACGCGCAGACAAAGACCAGTGGCTTAACGAACCCGGACGTGCCCAGGACCGTGACGGTCAAAGGCAGCGTGGTAGGGATCACCGGTGATGTGGTGATCAGTGGCACGAATAGCAACAATGTTCCGATCGAGGACACCATCGCTCTGGATGGCACGACTGAAGTCGAAGGACTGATGGCGTTCAAGACCGTGACCCAGGTGGAGCTGCCTGCAGAGACCACGACGCCGGTGGCGCAAGTGGAAACGGCCACCGTGGTTGGAGATGTTATCAATCCCGGGAATGCCACGGTGATCGTGACCGCAGCTGGGATGACAGGCAGCCCGAAGACCATTCAGGTGGCGGTCCTGGCGCTCGATAATGCAGCAGCAGTGGCTGGGAAGATCCGGACTGCACTGGGATTGGATGCGGCAGTGATCGCAAGGTTTGCAGTAAGTGGCGCCACGGATAAAGTCATTCTCACCAGGCTCGTGCCGGCGGCGGATGATGAGAGCTTGAATATCTCGATCGACAATGGGACTTGCACAGGTCTCACCACCGCGGCTACTTCTGCTGACACGA